AGCGATTTAGTAGCGTTTTGTTTAAGTAGCTACTGAAACTTGTGGTGCAGCATCATTTATTTTATTAAGTCGACTAGCTTCTTTAGCTTCTGCCATCTTAATATGATTGATAACTTCTTTTATTTTGTTATCAATCTTCACCATATCAAGAGTATATCTACCCTCGTTGTTATAGTGCTGCTCCCACTGTAGTTCTAAGCCCCTCTTCTGTTTGTAAAGGGATTGAACGTGTGTTTGCATCATTAACCTCCTCATAGGTTATCCAAACTTTTGATTTATCATAAAATCTAGTTTGTTCCCATACAATATCATTTTTTGTCAGTTTGTCAAGTAGTGCTTTTTCAAAAGCCTTATCTTCGTCTTCTGACTCTAAATTAAAATCAGCATAATAACCATATGCTTTAATTTGTACTCGGAAAGTTTTCATGATTTTGTCTTTCTAGCATAAAAAAAGGGGCGCATCAAGCGCCCCTTTAATTGGTTTAATCTAATGATTACGCACCTGGTGATCCGAAGATACCTCTAGGGTCAGACCAGCCGAAGCTGTATCTTTCTCTAGCTTTGTATCTAACGTTACCAGTGTCAAAGTCACCTTCCATTGAAGTTTTGATAGGTGCTCTAGTAAACATTTTCATTCCATTAGGTACGTCTGTTTTGATAAAGAACGCTTCAGTATCAGTTAAGTAGTGGTTAACTACATAACCTTGAGGAATCATCCCCATTGAATTGATCGCGTTAATATCGTTATCAGCAGTACCGACTCTTTGAGAAGATTTCATTAATCTTTCCGCAGTGAATTGTAATTCACTAGGGATAATTAATTTCATTCCTCTCGCAGCTATTTTAAGGCCTCTTTCATCTGTGAAAGCAGCGATATCGATTAACGATTGCTCCAAAGATGTCTCATTTAAGTCAGCAGAAGTTGATAACTCATTTGAGAAAATACCAGCCAATGTAGGATGGTCAGTTGCGCAAAGTTCTTTTGCGTCTCCGCCAGCGTAGCTAGAATCGAATGCGTTGTTTAACACGTTAGCTGCTTTAACTTGTTTAGTATTAGCCATAGATCTAGCTAATGCTTTTGTATATCTAGACGCAAGTCTATCATACAAGTTATCCTCGATCGCTTCTTCAGTGATCGCGAATCCTAAAGCAATTGTTTCGTGTGTGTAACGAGAAGTAAAAGTCTCTTGAGCATCATCGTAAGAGATACCTTGACCTTCGCCTTTGACTTGAGCATTACCGAAACCTGATAACATTACTTCCTCTTCGAAAGCTCTGTCAGAAGTTTCAGAATCAAAAATCTGAGCGTGTTCGTTCTCGTATCTTTTGTACTCCAGGCCAAATAGTGCATTTAAACCTGGCTCTAGTTCTTTAACTAGTTGTGATCTTGATATAGCCATAATTTATTTCCTCCTATTATATGCCTGTTGCTAACGATCCAACAATGTATTGGTGTAAGTTCACCTTTACAACTACTGAACAGTAAGCTGCTGTTTGATCATCATTTTCTGGGTCTTCAGCTACTCTAACCATTCTCAATTGTTTAGCTGTTGTAGCCGCACTTGAGATATCTAAAGTTACTGTAGATTTACCATTAGTTGTGTCTCCCGCTGCTGAAGTTGTAGCGTAAGTCAATCCAACTTTAGATTGTCTTAAAGCCAACGTAGCACCAAGAGTTGCGTTTGTACCAATGATGTATTCCTGGAAAGGATCATCATTGACAAATGCAGTGACGTCTTCACTATTTGCTGGAGTTGTAGCTGCTGGGTAGTAGTTGCTCCAAGTTGGTTTTTTAGATGTTGCATCAGTATATAAAACACCGTTCAACACACCAACCATCGCAGTACCTGCCGCTGCAGTTACAATGTATCCACCAGTAGTTGCTGAAATATCAACTTTTACTGGTTCTCCGTTGTAAATAGCGTTAGTTTCACCCGCATCGATTAAGTACTTAGACTGCCCTTGAATAGCTGGAGTATTTCCAACTCTCATAGCTGGTTTAAGACCAAATCCTTGTGAGTTATTATTTGCCATAGTTTTTTTCTCCTAAGTTTTAGTTTTTTTGTTTAACTCGTTGGAGAAGAATTGTTAAAAAATTAACGTTTCTTCGTACCACCGAAAGTTACACGACTTTGCCTATCAGTGTTTATAGGCATACTTGGGTGCTGTTCCTTCATAAGATCGTTATTTACTGCGTCGTCTCGGTCTTGAGTTTGCTTCCTGTAGTAAGCATCTCTTTGCCTTGCGATCTCTTCTGGTATCCTTGCCAGCAATAGGCCACCAACTCCAATTACCCCTGCGTATTTACCGTCTTTAACTGTTGCATAGTTATCACCTGGATATTCATCCGCTCTCACGAGTTCCCATCCAGATCTGAATTTACCTGTAATGTTTTTGGTATCATCGAAACCCAAAACCTCAGATCTAATCCATCTATGCCTATAACCGTCTGGCGCAGGTGGCGCCTCTAGACTTGATGGTGGAGTCCAAACTTTTTGTCGATCACTTTTCGCTCTAGTTTGACTCGCGCGAGAAGTTTTCATTGTATTATCTTCCATATGCTTATACCTCCTTCGCGTTTAATTGTTTCGCATATTCTTCCAATGGCACACCTAATTTTTTAGCAATTGCTACCTGTGAAGATGTGAGTGTCACAGTTTTTTTGCGTCCTGTTTGCGATGGACGTCTCGCTGATGCTACAGTTTGAGCAGGTTTTGCTCTTTCTGTAGAAACTTGTTCGGTATTATTACCAAATTTTGTGGGAAATTCAACCCTTAATCTTTTGTCTAATTCAGAAAAATAATCATCTGTAGAGCCTTCATAACCCTCATCTAATAGATCTTCGTGAATTGAATAAGCCACAGCTGTCATAGCCCTATCAGGCCCAAACCAAGTCTTATTTTTATCAACCCAGCTTTGAGTTTTTTGATCAATAGCGGGTTGTTGAAATTGTTGATTTTGTTGTGGTTGTTGAACTTCTCTTTCAACAGGTTGACTTGTTTTTTCAAGTTTAGATTGTTTAGATTTAATATCCGCTAATCTACCTTCTTCAAAACCTAGTCTAGCTATCTCTTTTTGAGCAGCTACTTCATCTTTAATGTTTCCAGATTCTCTAGCAGCGGCTAGTTTAGCTTCAGCTGCAATTAAACCTGATTGAATTCTAGTTTCAACTTCAGAAACATAATTTGAATCTAATCTAGAGAGTCTCTCATTAAGATCATTTTTTTCTCTTAGAACTTTTTGAGCATACTCCAGAGCAGCTTGCTCTCTTCTTTCAGATTCTCTTAACTTACCTGTTAGGTTAGAAATACGTTTTTTGACTTTTTGACCGTATTCCTCTATTTCGTTTTCAGAAAATTTCTTACCTGTTTTAGGATTAATCGGATCTTTTTCTTCTTGTTTATCATCTTGAACAGCAGACTGCTCATCAGATTCCTTAACTGAATCATCGGGCTTATCACTGTCAGCAACAGTTTCAATTGTTTCATTTTCTACTCCTTCGTTTTCTGTTTCAGAATTTTTATTTTCTAGTTCTACTTCTGCTCCAGGGCCTGAAGTATCGATGTCTACCATATTTTCTTTTTTTGCTTCTTCGGGCATAGTTTTCCTCCTATGTTAGGTTTAAATATAATGAAGAACCGACTCAGGATCTTTTATGGTTCCAAGAACTTCGTCGTCGTTTAATATACGCACTTCACCCCCTTCAATCGGTAATCTTGACCCAGCGTATCTGGCAAAAATTACCCAATCACCTTGTTTACACCAAGGTTCTTCAAATTTGTCTTTGTCTTTGTATGCAAGTGGGCCTAATTTTAAAACGTACCCACAGTTAGTTGCAATTCTAACTTTGTCTAAAGTTTCTTGTGCAATAATTAATCCACCTTTGGTTTTATCTTTTGGTGTAAAAGGTAAAACTAAAAGTCTCCATCCCGATGGATTTGGTAATTCATCTACAAGTGGTTTAATATTATCTGGATTTAAAGTTTTTTTAGTATGATGATCTTGTTCTTTTTGGTATTTTTCTTCCAAAGCAAATTTAGTCTTTGGGATTGTTTTTTCCGAGTTCGATAACGTTTCCGTCATTTTGTTTTTGCTCCTTTTCTTCTAGCAGGTTAGAGATTTCCTGTAAAATATATTGTAACGTATGTGCTTGTCCTAACATATACTTGTATTTTTCCATACTGTCAACCCCTCCACTAATCATAGCATCACTTATGTTTTGTAGAGAATTGTGAATACTTTTTTGTAATTTGTAAGGTATTAATAGTGGATCGTCGGCCATTAGCAGTTCCATTTTCTAAGAGATTTATTAATCCTAGAATTTGGATCTCTAGCCGTTTTAGCTGAGGTTAATCGTTTTTTCATTCCTTTCATTCTAGCGCAGAAGCTCTTTCTTCTGTTTGCAGCTTTGCTACCTTTTTTTAATTTAGATGGCTTGGTAGTTACAGCCATCGATAACTTAGAACCAGGATTGGCAGCTCTGTAAGATGCAATACCTTTTCTATTTAATCCACCTGATTCGGATTTACCTTCTTTTCTTTGCCATGCAGGTGTTCTACCACCTGATGCCATATAAGCTCTTCCCATTCCTCTTGTAGCTATCATACTAATCCTCCATAGCTCATTTTTTTACGTTTTGCAAATGTAGAAACATTAGTTGGTTTAGGGCCAGTGTTTTGGGCTGCACGTTTTCGTCTGACAGCACTCGCCTTTTGAGAACTTGTCATCCGTGTGGCTTTTGCAAGTGGAACGCATTTTGGATATTTTCTCTTTGAGCCTTTTGACCGCCCGCAAGGTTGATACTGCCCATTCTTCTTCGGAGAACCTATGTCGACCCATTTTTCTGCTACCCATTTACGTAAACCTCCATTAGACATATTTAGTTACTTTTCTTCTATCTTCCATAACACCACCACATCCTTTTGCAATGCCGCCTTGATTATAGTTTGAAACTTTTTTTCTTGATTGAGATAATCCACCTACTGATTTTTTATTACGACCACCAGGCGTGACCTTGCCAGAACAAACTGCAGAAGCATACATATTAGCGTATGCACTTGGATACACTTTAAATTTTCTTTTTGCCGCTGCTTTTCCTCTTGGACAAAGTTTAGCCATTTATCTCCATCCTCTTTTAGCTAACTTAGGTTTAACTCTTACTAAACCACCTTTTTTAAAATCTGTAGTAAGTTTATCATCACCTATTAAATCTGTTTTTCTAGATACTGGATCTTTATCAAACCGTTCTTGAATTTTAATAGTTTGAAGCATATCACTTGGTGATGTCTTTTTTCTCTTAGCCATTTTTTCAGCTAATTTAATTTTAGCTTTATCTTTTTCTGACTTAGATTTTTTTGTATCTAAATATTCTTTAATTGTATCAGCCATTACTTTTTCTTCTTCATTTTAGATTTAGAAACTTTTCCACCTTTTTTGTAGCCCATAATTTTTTTAGCTACATCTGGGTTTTTCTTAGCTAAGGCATTCATGCCTTTGTTAGAATATTTGTTTTTCTTTTCCATATTATTGTTCTCCTTATTTGTTTTTGTTCATATTTATAATATCTGTAGCCTTAAGTCCATATATAGCCGCGACTACTGAAACCCAAAGGCCCACTATCCACCAGGGCATCTCTTGTAATTTTTGAAAATATAGATCAATCTTCTCT